TAGCTTTGTTAAAGTAGTGGTGCCTTCCCCTAACCTCCTCCAGGGGAAGTTTTTTGGGGCCTTAATTGGCCCCTTTTTTTGTCTGGGTGAAGTTAATTGCAATCTTTGTAATATGTTGACAAGGAGGTTATGAGGTACTAAGCTCGCCTTACTTTTGCTCGGGGACAGGTATGACGCACCAAATAGCAATAAAGAAGGTTGAATCCGAGGAACAACATTTAGTATTCGCTGAAATATATGTACCGGATCGTCCTGATTCGGACAAAGATTTTATGACGGCCCCGCAAATCCGAGATATGGCATACAAGTTTATGAAAATGGGCCGTCTCTCTTCCATTGATGTACAGCACAATAACCAACTAGTACCTGGAGCTACCTTTGTAGAGTCTTTTATTGCCCGTAAGGGTGATCCTGACTTTATCGAGGGCTCATGGGTGGGTGGGCTGTACATTCCTGATGAAGAAACCTGGGGAATGATTAAAAAGGGCGAGCTTAATGGTTTCTCTATGGAAGCTTTGGCTCTTAGAAGTCCTGTAGATTTAGAGATAGATGTCCCCCCGGTAGTGTCTGGGCTCACAATGAAGTCGGATGATGGGCATGAGCATACCTTTCATGTAGCTTATGACGATGAAGGTAACTTCAGAGGTGGGTCTACAGACTTTGTTAATGGTCATATGCACAAGATTGTTAAGGGGACGGTTACTGAAACTGAGTCTGGGCATTCCCACAGGTTTAGCTACATTGAATTGGATGCACAGTAATGAGTTTCTTTACGCGGATTAAGAAGCAAGAAGTGAAACCCAAAGGTTTTGCTCACATCTTCAAATTCAATCCCTACCATGATGAAAAGGGTAGGTTTACCCATGCCTCTAGGAGTACCGGGGGAGGTGGGTTAGAGAGTGGGGTTTCTAGTGGGCCTATCGCAGAGGGGGGGAGTAAACCTCTTATCAAACGCCGATTAGAAGCTAGTCGGGAGCTTGAGTCTGTAGTGTCTAGTAAATTTCATGATGAGATACCGGTAAGTGACATAGTAGCTACTATGGCAAAGCATGGGCTAAAGCCTGTTCGGGATGAGAGGTCTAATTTAACTAGGTTGCTGGATCAAGATGAAGGGCAGGCAAAATTAGATATTTATGACACGATTACTGAGAAGTCTGCTGGTAAGCAGCTAATTATTGAATGGTTTAAGCATCAACTTGTTTCATCTTTCAATCCAAATTTAAGGAAGACGCAGATTGAGATGCGAGCTTCCATAGCCTAATAGGTAATCCCTGTGTCTTATTACACTAGAACCAGAGTAACTAAATTCAATCCTTATCACGGTAAGGATGGTCGGTTTACTGACAAGGCTGGGGCTAAAGGTAACAGTTTAGCTCCTGGAGTGGATAAAGGCTTACAGATGGAACGGTCAGATGTGCCGTATACCCCTGAAAGGCACGTTAGATCAAAACTTAGGGCATTACAAAACAAGTATTACACGAATAGGTTGGGGCTAGATCGAGTCGATGAACCAAAAGATAGCTTTTTAGATGAGATAGCTGCTAAGGCGAAAGCTTCTAGAGATAGATTGAAGAGGGGCCCTAGAAGTAGGGATGTTTATTCTCAGGTTAATCGAACTTTAGATTTGGCTGTTTAATTATTTCAGTGCAATCCATTGCAACAATTGTTAGGAGGTTGTAACTTGCAATTATTGCAATATGAGGTAGGTGTATGAAGAAGGTCAGAATTAAAGCGCATGAGTTAAGGGATGCTGACGTTTCCCATATTTCCCTGGTTAAACGTGGGGCGAATCAGATTCCATTCCGTATTATTAAGGCTGAAAAGGAGAATGATTCGATGATTAATCTAAATCTGGCAAACGTTTTTAAGGGTACTAAAAAGGAAGACCCTCAAGCCCCTGAAGTTGTGGGCTATGTCCTGTTGAAAGATGACAATGACGCAGGGACCCAAGAGGTTTTGAAAGAGTCCGGGGTGATTACTGAGTTTATGGAAGACTGCGAAGCAGAATGCGTGGTCTATAAACAAAGTAAGGATGCAGATCTTGAAGGGGTGGTTCCTATCAAGCTGTCTCCTGAGTTGGTTATTTTGACCAAAGGTATTGATACTGAGCCTTTCAAAGATATGTTGGAGACGCAAGGGTTTATGCCCGGAGTGTCAATGGCATTTGATGCCTTGTACGCCAACATGCAAACCTCCTTGACCAAATCGGAAAAAGATGCTGATGTTGATGTGGCTCTTTCCGGGATGGTTGACGAGTTTAAGTCCTACATTGTTCAACTGTCTAAGTCGATTCCTTCAGTTGCTTTCAAAGCATCTGAGGCGGTATCGGAGTACAAGATGGTTAACAAAAACACCTATGTCGATGAAGAAAAGGAAGAAGACGAAGACAAGGATAAAAAGAAGGATATGGCTGCTGAAGAAGAGGAGAAAAAGCTTAAGAAGGCAGATGATGGTGATAAAGATCAGTTTGATGCCATCCTTAAATCTATTACGGATTTGAGCAAAGGGATTGATGCAAAGATTTCCGGGGTAGAAAAAAGTGTCTCTGTGTTGAGCGGTGATCTTGGTAAAGTTTCCAAAGCTCAGGAATTGATTAAGGGTAACTTGGAAGCTCAAGTCAAGAAGTCTGAGCAACTAGAGGCAAAGTTGAAAGGTACTGTGATCGGAGCTAGTCCTGAAGGCGATGATGATCCCAAAAACACAGTTGTTAAGTCTGAGCTTGGGAACATTGATACTGCCTACAATAAAAGTGTCCGTACCCGCAAGTCCTATACGCAAAATCGCACCAACTAACTTTGTTCATAGTCCTAGATAGGAGAATTTGAAATGGCTGACGGCAACCAAGAACTTCTTAAGAAAGCGGATATTGCACTAGCTGATTTGGCTACTGCCGGTCTGCTAAACCCTGAGCAAAACGAGCGTTTTATTCGCACTTTGATTGATAGCCCCACGATGCTTAACAGTATTCGTGTTGTTACCATGTCCACCCCTACCCGTAAGATTAACAAAATCGGGTTTGGTAGCCGCATTCTGCGTCCAGCAGTTTCGGCCACTGCTCTTGGCTCCGGTGATCGTGTTAAGCCTGACTTGTCACAAGTTGTGCTTAATACTGAAGAAGTAATCGCTGAGGTACATATTCCTTACGATGTGATGGAAGATAACATCGAGCGGGGAAACATCAATGCCGGTATGGAGCAAGGTGCTGGCGGTATCCACGACACCATTGTTACTCTTATTGCTGAGCGTGCGGCTCTTGACCTTGAAGAGTTGCTAATCAGTGGTGACACGGGGTCTGGTGATGCGTACCTTGCATTGCAAGACGGTTTCTTGAAGCTAGCTACGGCTAATATCGTTAATGCGGGTGGGGCTACCCTAAGCAAAAACGTGATCAAGAATGCTGTTAAAGCGATGCCCGATAAATATCTACGTAATCGTGCTGAGCTTAGCCATTACTTCTCAGTGGATAATGAGACTGAGTATCGGGATACCTACGCTAATCGTCAGACAGCATTAGGCGATTCCATGTTGCAAGGTACTAGCCCTATGTTTGCATTTGGGTCCCAAGTTATGGGTGTTCCCCTGATGCCAGCAGCTAGTGGTTTGTTCACTAACCCGCTTAACCTTATTTTCGGGTTTCAGCGTAGGGTAACGATTGAGTACGATAAAGACATTCGTGCCCGTAATTTCATTATTGTGTTGACGGCTCGTGTTGCTTTGGCAATCGAAGAAGTTAATGCAGTGGTTAAGTACACCACCATCGGTTAAGGTTTCTGTAATTAACCGTGTTTTAAGCCCCCCAGTTGTTCTGGGGGGTCTTCATTTTATAAGGAGTGCATGATGGTTGTTAAAAAGACTGCGGTTAAGGATAGCGGTAAGGCGTCTAACTCAAATTTGGTAAATATTGAGTTGGGTAATGATTGTAAGGTGTATGTAGATAAAGATAGTACTTTGTACCGTTCTGGTATTGTTTACCAATTGGCTCCTGATGTGGCTAAAAACCTGTTAGCAAATAGGGATGCAAAAGGTATTAGGTATTTTTATGAAATTACTCATGAGAGCATGGTTAAGCGCAAAAGAGCTAGGGATGCGAATATGGCAAGGCTTGCAGCGCAAATGGCAGAAGATGAAATGGTTGGTAGCGATCATGAGGAAGAAATAGATACAGGGGGTATGAAGCTAGAAGATGGCGAGGGTAACCCTGTAGGGCGGGTATCGGTATAAACCATGGCAACTAAGCTGATTGTAGATACGGCATCAGTTTTGCAGAGGATGTCTCTGCCTACAGATGTCTCCAGTGTTTCTGATGCTATAGATTCAGCTTTAGCTTCTGCTCATGTGTTTTTTGAGGGTAGGTTAGGGACACAGATTACTGCTCTTCAGGCTCTTACTGATTACTTCTTTGTTGATTCCAAGTTAATAGGTTTTGCGCCTAATGGCTTGTATCGGCTTAGGCTAAGGCAAGCTTTTGTGAAGACAGGAACGGTGTCCTTGACCACCTCCTATACTAGAAAAGGGATACATGCAGTTGGTGCTGATCCCGTTCTAGCGGAAGATTTTGAGGTGGATCTTGTAAAGGGTCTTGTCTATTTAGATGAGTCCCTTGCTGATAGGTATGTAGCTGTTACATATAGCGCAGGATTTGACAGTGCTAACAAGCCTCCAGAGTGGTTAGTAGAGGCTATGTATGCGTACATCCCCTCAGTGTTAAACCTATCACAGCCAACTAATCGTGATGATGAGTCTTTGAAGGTGGCTATTCAAGTTCAGAATTTGGCTGGGTCTATGGTTGATGCATACAAAAGAGAAACTTCTTTACAACTGTCTCCTTTGTATTGATGTTTAATATATTTGCAGAATTACAAGGTTCAGCAGATGAGGATTTGATAGCTGCTGTAAAAAATGTAGATACCTCAGAGCTTTTAGATGAGGCAGCAGCTTTTCTCTTAAACCGTATACGTACTAGGTACCTTAAAGAGATAGACCCAGATTTAGTTCCTTGGACTCCTTCCTTATCAGGCATCAGGAGAAGGAGAAGGGGTGGTACAGGTACCCTATTTGATACTGGTAGATTGTTTCATTCTATACAAGCTGGTTTTTTAGGGGACCCTGAATTTCGTACTGTAGAAACCGATGTTCCCTATGCCTCTCACCATCAATTGGGTACTGGTAAGTTTCCTAGAAGAGCCTTTATTGGGTTCAATGATGAGGATGTGGATACTTTGAATGTCATTCTTCAAACCCGATTAGATGAAATGTTGGGTAACCGATGAGCATTCTTGTTACAGAGTGTGTGAATGATATATTTGCCAGAGTAAAGTTGGTTTCTAACTTTGCGGCTGGGGAAGTGCGATTAGTTTATTCTGAGACTGACTTGCTTGACAAAGCTAAGTTTATCCCTCCCCCTTTTGCTGGGGTGATGTATGAGGGGTTGCGGTCTAACA